GGCGGCAGCGTCTCGCCAGAGCAGCAGAGCTGGCACGACTACTTGCGCAACCTGGGGCACCATGTGATCGTTGGGCGCGGGCAAGAAGATGCTAAAGAAAAGATGCGAAACCTAGGGTTTGTACCTAAGAATTGATGCTTTTTTTTGGGTATTATTCTTCTCACACCAACCCGCAACCGGACCGGAGAGACAACATGAACAACGCTACCTTTACCACCGGAATTTCAAAACTTCCGTTTGCTACACCGCCTCACTTCCAGGCATGGACCAGTCGTGATTTGGGCTACACCTTGGTCCCAGTGATTGACGAGCGCACCGGCAAGCCAGCGCAGTTTGCAAGCGCAGCGGACGCTAAGAGGTCGTTGCGCAACCTGCTCAAAAGCAACAACGTAAAAGCACTTTCATGATCCAAGACACCCTCTTCGCCATAGCCCTCGGGCTTGCCGGCGCCACTTTCCTTTTCCTGGCACTGTCATGAACGGCTCGCCACCCTGCCCAATCGACAGCGTAGAGTTCATCTACGACATTGACGAAGTAGACGCCCCGCTGGTCTGCCACCTAGATTACGAGCCCGAATGCTTCGGGCATGGCGATCACCCCGACTACCCCAGCACCATGTGCTTGGCGGCCGCTTACATCAAAGACGTGGACATTCTCGGCCTCCTGAGCCCCGACAAGATCGAGGCAATTGAGTTGCTGGCCCTGGACGAGCAGGAACGCTTTGATGGCGATGGCGGGTACGATGAATAAGCCACCAAGCATTGGATGGTGGCCCACCGGGGGCCATAGCGTCAGTTGGTGGGACGGCAAGGTCTGGTCTTTTCCTTGCCTTGACTCGGACAGTTTTGCAACAGTGATGCGGTACAGCCGCCGGGCCGACCCGGCGCAAGACACTATCAAGTGGTATCCACGGCCAGCCAACTGGCCCAACAGGAGTAAGACATGATTAGCTACCAAAGACACAACGCCGACAGCCTGGCCAAGCGGGTATTTTTTGACGAGCCCGCCAGCCCGCCCCACGTTACGCCGAGGGCTGGGTATGTTCACCCGTGCCCGCCGGAGTTGAAATGGACCGCGCCAATGCCAGCGCAAAAAACAGAGAAAAGCAAGACATGAACGATGAAGAAGCTGACCTGTACTACTACCGCGCCGCCTTCCGCAGCGCTTTGCTGTGGTCCGTAATCATTGTGGCGCTAATGGCGCTGATTGCGTGGCTGCTGTGAGGCCGCTTGCTTGGATGATCAGCGAGTCGGGCGTTTGCATTCTCATCACCCGCCGCAAGGAGGAGATGCATTATTGGTGGAACATTGGTTGCACCGTGGTGCCGCTCTATGCGATGCCCCCGTTGTAACGCCCCAACAGAGACGCTGGACACGCGCCAGCAACCCGACAACACAACCCGAAGGAGAATGAAGTGCTACAACAACCACAGGTTCTGGACGGAGGAACGACCCGTCGGTTCCCCCGCACCCTCAACGAAGCATTCCCAATCGGCGCCGAGTACGGGTGCGCCATTACCTGCTACCGGAACCCCAACGTCGGGTTCTGGGCTGGCGCCTTGTGCCTGCTCTTGACCCTCGCGGTGGTGGCGTCATGGATCTGAAGACCCAACTGCTACGCGAGGAAGGCGCCGAGTCCTGCGCCTACCAAGACTCGCTAGGGTTCTGGACCATCGGCGTTGGCCGGCTGATCGACGCCCGCAAAGGCGGCGGGTTGTCGAACGATGAGATCGACATGCTGCTTGAGAACGATATCAAGCGCAACTACGACGCCGTCTTGGCTGCATTGCCGTGGGTAGAAAAACTGTCCGACCGCCGCCAAGCCGTGTTGATTGGCATGGCCTTTCAGATGGGCCTTGGTGGCCTGCTCAAGTTCAAGCGAATGCTGGCACTGGCCGAAAATGGTCAATACAGCGAAGCGGCAATTGAGATGCTTCTGAGCAAGTGGGCGCAACAGACGGTTAAACGGGCGTACAAGATGGCGTTGCAGATGGAGAAGGACGAATGGCAATAGACCCTTTGACCGCAGGCGTCGAACTGGCGCAGACCGTTATCACCCGCATCTGGCCGGACAAGTCTCAGGCCGAAGCGGCGCAGCTTGCCGCCCAGGTCGCCATCGTGCAGGGCCAACTCGACGTCAACAAGGCCGAGGCGTCGAGCCCCAGCGCGTTTACCAGCGGCTGGCGCCCGGCGATCGGCTGGGTCTGCGCCTCGGCCTTGGCCTGTCAGTACATCGCTAGGCCGCTGGTCCAGTGGGCCGGCATTGTGCTGGACCATCCGCTGCCGACGCTGCCGGGCATCGATGACAACCTCTGGCAACTGATGTTAGGGATGCTCGGGCTCGGTGGCCTTAGAACTTTTGAAAAGACGAAAGGAATTGCGTCATGAACCTTGGTGAAACAGAGGTTTTTGAGGTGTGGTTTTTTCCAACAAATCGGGAAAACTATTCCGTGTGCATCTTGCAAGCGTATGAGACCTTACTGGGCGCTCAAGCATACCGCGATGAAATGAAACCAACGATGCATGGGACGATGGAAATCGTGCGTGTACGCACCGTGCGCCAACTGATGGAGGCGGCATGAACGAACGAATCCGAATATTTATGGAAGGTTGCTTTGACGTTACAGTTGACTCTCGCGGGCGGGAGGAATGCACTGCCGACTACATCAACGTGCAGCGGTTTGCAGATTTGATTATCCGGGAATGCGCCGAGTTGAGCACCGGCTATACCGGCAACGTGAAGTTGTTGATTATGAATCACTTTGGGATGGAGCCATGAACCCCATAATCAAACAGCTAGCCGAGCAGGCTGGCATGAACATTAAAACGAACGTCATAGGCACACCGTTGGTCTTTGGCACGTTTGAGGGGTACAAGACTTCGCATATCACTGTTGAGGAGTTGGAGAAGTTTGCCAATCTCATCGTGCTGAAGTGCGCCCAAATAGTTGAAAACGAAGCGGCTCAATACGCTGCCCCAGTTTGGGCAGTTGAGCTAATAAATGACATGCACGAACACTTCGGGATGGAGAAATGACCGAAACCGAAAGAAACCTAGACCTACTGCTAGGCGATGCCCTAGCAGAGAACGAGCGCCTCAAGCGCGAACTCAAGTACCAAGACGCTAGGGACGGCCACATCGGCACGCACAGCGCTGACTGCTGGTCTTGGGGGCCGAAGCATTACGAGTGTGCGCTGCGGCACATCAGGGGGTCAAATGATGCATCCTGACACAGAACTCCTAGTCCACCTCGCCGCCAACCTAGCGCGGGAGTACCCGGCGGGGGCGAGTGCAACTGAGCTATGCAAGCGGATGGCAATCACGCATTTCAAGACAAAGAAAGTTCTACATCTTGCCCGCAAGATGGGGTTGATAGGCGTGTCAGGCAGCGGGGTCACATCCCGCTGGGCGTCGCCGCAGGTTGCGCAAGAGCTGAACGCCTGCCGCTGGACAAAACGGCGTTTGCAGTGCAAAGCGGCAAAGGCCAACCGGGTGGCCAAGATGTTGACGCGGATTGACGCGGAAGAACTGGCGCCTAGACGCAAGGCGAAACCTTTTATCGTCAACGCCCCTAACAGCGTGTTTCAGCTTGGCGAATGGATGCAGCGATGAGACCCACTAAAGCCGCCATAGACGCAATCCGGGACGCTTACATGGCCGACGTGATGACCATGCGCAAGCACATCCTGGCGCTCAATGATCCGCATCTGGAGGATGCCTGGGCCGGCATCGAGACGTTTGCCGCCGTGGCGCTTCGGGTGATGGCCAAGACCAACCCGTCGAAACTCAAGAGCGAGATGGTGACTGTGGGTATCTCGGCGCTGCTATGACTTGTCAGCCTTGCCGTCCAACCGGTCAAAGATTTTGCCCAACATATCTTTGATCTCGCGCATGTCGGCTCGGTAGTCATCGCGGGCAACGTAGGTGCGCGGCAGGTCTTCCCGCAGCTTGGCTAGGTCGGTCTTTAGCTCCTTGACCGCTGACCACAGCTCCCTGGCGAACCAGCCGGTAACGGCGCAGGATATGCCGAGGCCGGTGTTGAACAGGGACTGGTAATCCATCAGATCATCCTCGCAAGCAGTGGCGCCGCCCCGCCAGCGCAGGTTGCCAGGGCATCGAACCATTCTACGCCATGCGTTGGCGTTAGGCCCGCCTTGATGGCTCGTTGGTTGGAGAGCCAGTCGAGCGCCTCCTTGCCCACTGCTGCGGCCACCACGAGGCCGTAGGCTG